GCTTGTAGTAGTCCTTGCCGCCGACGCGGAGGATCTGGTTGAGGTGGTCGATCAGCCAGTATTCCGTCCCGTCGACGAAAAGCTGGTAGCGGCTGACTGCGTAGCCCAGCTCGTTCTCGCTCTGGCTGCCGGGATCCACGGACAGGCCGGGGATCGTCTTGGTCACGACGCGGAGAAACGCCTTGCAGCCGACGGTCTTGGTGGATCCGTCTGCCTTCTTGACGTCCTGCACCCAGCGGAACTCGAGCGTCCTGCTGTCGAGAGAGGCCATAGAGCGCAGGCCCATGTCGGTGCCGACCTTGTTGACGGTCGCCTCCATAGCCTCGATCTGGCCGATGATCGGCAGCGTCAGGGTGCCCATCGCCTTGAAGTCAGCAGTCAGGAGATTGATGGCCGGCAGCGTGATGGTCACGTCCTTGGCGACCAGTTTGCCGGCGTCGTACACAGTGTCAGCCAGTACGGGGCCGTTGAGGTCGATCCATGCCATTACTCCTCACCTCCTTCGTAGTAGACGGAGAAGCCGGCGTCGGTGTATGCGACGTAGACGCTGGCGCTCTTGAGCGGAGGCGTCGGGGTGACGTTGATGTCCCACCTGAAGTCGCCGTTCATGATGTCGGTGGTGCTGTTCTCGCTCTCGAGGAACAGGATCTTCGGCTCGCCGATCAGGGCGCCCATGCTGACGTAGCCGTCGAGCTTCTCCTGCTCGCGGTTGATGATCTGATCCTTCAGTGCTCTGGTCATGGGCTCGTCGATCTTCGGGCTCCATTCGCGCTGGAAACTGTTGGTGATGTGCATGAGCATACGCATGGAGACGTCGAAGATGGCGCGGGGGTCTACTTCGGCGCCGTAGGTGTATGCAGCGGTGTGGTCGCCCCACAGCACCCACTCACCAGCCCACGCCACGACGGTGCTGATGCCCTTCTGCGTGAGCTCCTTGCCGGTCTGCTGGTCGAAGCCGCGGTTCTTGGCGTTGGCTCCAAAATACTGCTTGATGACCGGCACAGCCTTGTTGCCGCAGGTCTCCATCGGGACGCTGTTGTGGCTGAAGTCGGCACGCATGAGCTCGACCGCTGCCAGCGTGCTGAGGTGGTAGTTGTTGCCGAGGTTATCGGTGGCCTGCGGCCAGAATACCTTCGAGCGCTCGCTGGTGAAGGCGTTGTTCTTCTTCCATGCGATCGCCTTCTCGATGGTGTCGACGGCCTGCGCGTCGCCGTCTACCAGAGGCAGGTCGGCGAGGACGAAGGCGTCCCAGTGGCCGTTGATCTTCTGGCTGGCCGCGATCATAGCGTTGTAGACCGCAGGGCTGTGGCTCCAGCCGGGTGCGACGATCAGGTTGACGACTGCGTACTGCTCGGGGTAGAGCAGGGCGATGGAGCTGAGGCCACTATACTCGCCGGAGGCGGTGACGCCGCCGATGATGTCGGCGTCCTCTACCAGAGAGTCGTCGATCTCGTAGAAGCTGGCCGTCAGGTTGCCGGTGAGCTGCGCGTCCTGCTTCAGGCTGGTGATGATGACCGTGCCCTTAGTGAAGTTGTAGTCCACGGCGTAGTCCTCACCCTCGACGTAGTTGCCGGCGATGTCGCCGGCTTTGGCGATGGTCAGGGTGTCGAGGATGATGGTGGAGCTGGCGAACTCAGCGCGGCCGCCTGCGAAACTCAGGGGCGCGGTCGTCTGCGTCTCCTTTCTGTGCTTGCCGGCAGCGGGATCCAGCACGTTGATGACGTAGATGGGGCCGATGTTGCCGATGGTGTTGTTGAAGTGCGCGTTCATGACTTCGCAGAGGGTGAAGGTGCCCCAGTCGGCTGCATACCCGAGCTTTTTCTGCGCGTCGATCAGGTTGCTGATCTTCACGGGCTCGTTGATGACGCCGGCCTTGTCGAAGCCGCGCACGAGGTTGACGGGCGCGGTGCCGATATAGATCGGCGTGGTGCCCGCCTGCACGGCGCTCTGTGCCACGGTCTCGCCGATGTGGCCGTAGGCGCCGTAGAGGTACTCGTTTGCCATGTGCTTGTCCTCCTTTGCATAAAATTAGACAGCCGAGGGCTCGGCTGCCTTAAAGCAGATGGTCGTAGTTTTTGGCGTGCCGGGTGAGGGTCTCCTCGACGGAGAACTCAGCCCACGCAAACCAGTAGGGATAAAAGTCAGGTACAGCGTCCTGCTCAGCGACGGGGCCGAAGGTGATGCCGAGCTCCTTGATGACGCGCAGGTCTCCGATGTACTCGGCGTTTTCGATCAGTCTGAGCGCCGTGTCCACAAAATTCCATGCGTCACGCCAGCCCTCGCCGTTCTTCTGGAAGAAGTCGGCCGCCTCGCTGTTGTATTGCTGGATATAGGTGCCGCTGCCGTTGCCCTGCGGTATATAGATGTCGGGCCCGTGGTAGCCGGGATCCCATGCAGAAAAGCAGAGCCGGATCTTGATGCCGCGGGTGTGTTCGATCAGGTCATCCTCCCCCTGAGTGAGCTGGACGCAGACCGAAGGGATCGGCGCCGCGACCTTTGGGGGTGTCCTGTCCTTGGACGGGACGAACAGGGAAAAGGCGGCCGGGTTCACCAGCTTGTAGGGGTAGGAGGCGTCTGTGGCGTTGTCGTCGGGGAGCTTCAGCTTTACCAGAGGGCATACCTCAGTATTCAGCCAGCCCCGGACGGTCTCGATGCTATTGACGATGGACACGGTGCAGCACCTCCTACATGGTCACGGTCTGGCCGAGAGCCACGGTTGCGATCCCCATGTCCTCGCTCCAGTCGTTGACGATGTACTCGCGGCCGTCGACGTTCAGGCCCTCGCCCGCCGGGCGCCGGGCGGGCAGATCCTCGACTGCTGCATAAAGCAGCAGAGAGGACTCTGCCACGCTCAGCTCTTGCCCCCCTTGGCGTTCTCGCAGGGCATTGTCATCGAGTACAGCCGCGATGGTCTTGCCTTCGACTCTGTGCTCCTCCCCGAACTCAGAGAGATCGAGGAAAACGCGGCGCCGGTCGTTGGCGACCATCTCCTTGAAGCTGAAGGCCATCAGACGGGATCAGCAGCGCCGAACTGAGGGGGCTCCTCGTCGTCGGTGCCGTCGTCGTCAGTCTGGCCGGCCTTGGCCGCCTCGATGGCAGAGATGACGTCGGCCTTCTTGCGCATGGCAGAGGCGTCGATGCCGTAGGCTGCGGCGATGTCCTTCAGCTCGTCAAGCTTCATGTCCTCGTTGTACTCAGGCAGGCCGTCCGAAGGGGGCTCGATGCCTCCCTCGGGCTGACCGGGATCCTGCGGCGCATTGGCGCCGGCCGGGTCGGGCGTGTTGGGATCCTCAGCCTGAGCGGGTGCTGCGCCGACGTACTTGGCGACGCCTTCCTTGACCAGACGGGCCTCCAGCTCGGGGTCGAACTGCTTGGGGCCGTCCTGATTGGTGATGGGGACTACCTTGCGGCCGTTATAGTAGCCGAAGGTGCCCTTGATGATCTGGATCATGCTCTGCTCCTTTCTGCTGCGCTCAGTCCGTCAGGACGTCCGCAACGATGAACGGGTTCTTGTTGTTGGGGATCATCAGCGGGCGGCTGGAGATGGTCAGCGTGCGGCTGTTGCCTTCGGCGCTGCTCACATACTTCGGCACGCGGCGGCCGGCGTAGGTGTGGAACTCGCCGTCGGCCTGCTCCACCTGAGTGACGGCGCCGTACAGAGTGCGGCCGCAGGCAGGCGCGGTCAGGATGCACTTGCCGGAAGGGATGTAGAGCTGATCCTTGCCGGCGTCGTCAGTGTAGGTCTCGTCGTAGGAGATCACGCTGATGATGCGGCCGTTGACGTTCAGGCGAGCCATGACAGCAGCGCCGGCAGGCAGCACCTCGGGCTCGACCATGCCGAGCTCGTAGCGCTTGTTGTCGAGCAGCTTCTGGATGGCCTCGTTGTTGACGATGGTGTCGGCCACGTCAGGGGAGCAGATCAGGTCGGTCGCGCGGAGGCCCTTGCTGGTCAGCATACGAGCCATCACGCCGAGGTCGGCGAGGATCTTCGCGCCGGCGGCGTCCCACTTGGTCGTAGGCGCGTAGGTTGCGGGGTTGCTGCCTTCGGAGTAGAAGCGGATCTCCATCTCGTCGCTCTCGTCAGCGTCGTCGGCGATGTGCTTCATGATGCAGCCGTTGGTCAGCATGGTCTCAGCGGCCATAGCCTCCTCGCGGCGGGTGATAAACTCGCCCAGCTCGTCGGCGTCCTTCAGGATGAGGGTCTGCTGGCGCTGCTCAGGAGTGAGCTGCGTGTAGAGGGCCTCACCGAAGCCGCGCTTCTTCAGGTCGTCAGCGGAGAGGGAGCGCTTGGGAGCCACAAAAGGAGGAGTGTATCTCTCCATGTGGTAGCCGTTGCGCAGGATGGTCACGCCGCCCTTGCGAGGAGCGACGAAGGGCGCCAGCTTTTTGCTGCCGTCTCTGTACTCGACCAGCACGTCGTCAGTGGCGAAAACGTCGCTCGCGTCGTTGGTCGGGAAATAGCGGTCACGCAGGAAGGTCGTGGCAGGGGTGAGCTGCTGCACGGCCATGAGCAGCGTGTGGGTCTCATAGAAGTTAAAAGGCATTTTGTTGTCCTCCTTCTCTTAGTATTCGATCGCGTCGGAGAGCAGGATGCCGGCGTTGCGCAGGATCTCCTCGTCCGCTGCGGTCAGGGTGTAGCTGCCATCGGTGTGCAGCTTGTTGCGGGCAAAATGCCCGGTACGATAGGCGGTGGCCACGGCGCCGGCGGTGACGTCGGTGTCGTCGGTCAGGATGTAGGTGCCGTTGGTAGCGCTCAGGGCAGCGGCCGCAGGGGCCAGCTCAGCGCCAGCAGCGCCGGTGACTACGGTGCCGCGCTTCAGGATGCCGGTGCCGGCTGCCAGCTTCACGGTCACGACGTCAGCGACGGGCACGTTGTTGACG